CAAGATAAACGGTACTCACATAGATTTACCGTGTAATGGCGCTCACTCACCGATTGAGTATCCTGTGGTAATCCCCGTATCTGAGCGGATCGGTGAATGGTGGAAGGAACTTTCGGATGGTCGTTGGACAGGACATGGATGTTGGGGTCAAGAAAATATGAATCGTGAATTAGTGAGAAGTTCTCTTTGCCAAGTTGTCATTGGTCCTACGTGGTCTTTTACACAAGATGACGTAGTTAATGTACGACCTATTTGGAATCAAGTCTTTACACAAGTTCCTCAACGAGTCGTTGATTTACTCTTGCGAACAACGGGTTTGTATAAGGTTGAATCGCCAGGTGAAATGAGTATCCAACCGGGAGAACCCGATGAAGTCTGTATGCGATTGGAAACTAACTATTGCGACCAAATACCCAAATCAGATGATCTTGAATCTGAGGAAGCCGTAGAACATATCCGGAACATCTATGAAGCCACTGCTATTGATACGCTACCCTTAGACGCCTTAGATGATTATGATGAAGATGATTTCCCTGAGCTTGATTCTGAAGCGGATGCAAAGCGTAAAGAATCTGCGAGTAAAGGGTTGGCTCTACTAGAAGACGCGATGAGTGAAGGTAAGTTAGATGAAGGTAAGTATCTAGAATTATGTAATGTATTCCGTGATATCCATCAAAATTAAACTCTTAAAAGACAAACAAAAGTCATATTTTTTTAGTGAATTTGATTGTTAGATTATTATCTAGACTAACTACAACATATGACTATGCCCGCCTTATCCATTGCTCGCGCCAATTCAATTATTCTCACCAATCGTATGATGAATATGTACCGCAAAAAGCTTCTATTACAACACTTACAAACCAAGAAAATGAAAAAGAAGTCTTGTTATCGTATGTCTAAGAAATTCAAATAACTCGGTTAAGTAACGGTTTTTTATTTAAGTGTAATCTATGTTATAGTAAGTAACTAGATATGGGTAAGAATCGTGTTCAGAGGAAAACCAAAGAAAAGAATAAACCTAAACAAGATAACATTTATTCTAAGAAACACGTTCGGATTACTCTAATGAAACAAGAAAAACATCTCCTCAAGTTATCCGGTGGAACGGGTCCTAAGTCAAATTTGATTCATTTATAGTCTATAGTAAACTAATGAATACAATGGACAAAGATCTAGTGATTGGTAGATCTTTCTTAAAACAAACGGTTGAAACAAAGCCAGAAATCATACAACAAAATAAAAATACTATCTTACATCATATATGCTCTCCGAGAAAACCGAAGGATACGAATACGGTCTCACCCAAAAGCAAGCCTTCTATCTCTACCTCTATCGGTTGTGTCCTTCATTAGATATACTTCATATATTATGGGATATGTACAATAAGAGTAATTTACAAGAAACATTAGAGTATCATCAACAGATATCTCCGTTTAAATCTCATCCCTTAGGAATGGATAGTTTGTTTCATCCCGTAGGAGGCTTCATAGATCCTGATGTCTTTTTAACCTATTACACTCCGAGAGAATGTTATCTGTTATCCATTAAAATGATTGGTCACCCGTACTTCTTTTGTCAATTTAACAAGACCTATTCTGAATTAAACCAATCCTCTAATTACTATCAAACACTCATTAATGAACCTCAAATTAAATTACGACCGTTACAAAAGACTCGTAGTTTAAATCGGGCTCTTCAGTATTTACTGGATGGGTATCCCTTGTTTACCAAAGAACAAATTATGAGATATATCAATAGTATTTATAATATGTATATTAATAATCGTATTCTTTATGCCTATCCTATTGCGATTGACCAAGAGGGAACTTTGTGTCGGTTTGAATAATATGTTGGCTATAGTATAACTATGGTTCATTTAAGCAATTCCAAGGTAATTGGTGCGATGATTTTTTATTCTCTGTTGACTTTCTTTCTAGGTCCTCTGGTGACTCGCCCTCTGTTAAAAGAACATCCTGACCAATGCGTCTTTGGTTTTCTGTTGGGCTTTACCGTGAGTGTATTCTTGTGGATGAAATACGGTCGTAAATTAGCCACAAAGTAATTACGATTCTTGTAAGTAGGGTCTAATATGAGTTTCTATAAAGTGAATTGTTTTTTCAATACATTCTTGCCAGAACTCTTCATTGTGTGAATATTCAATACAATGATTTGTATCATTATAATGTTCTGTTAAGATTGATTTATCATATCCAGTCAAATACATATAACATTCTAACTGAACTCGTTCATATTCACGGAGCTCTTTGAATAGTCTGCGCGTTCTATTTTTGGTTTCAACTACGGTATCTCCCGCAATGCCGTCCACTTTGCCTTTGAGTAAGATACAGTAATCATCACAACGATACAACTCTCGGGTGTACATTCGGCTATTTCGTTCGGTAATTGTGATTTGCTTGGTTGTTTGAATGGTATCTAAATTCATAGATTCCTTTTTGTTTCCTCGTCTCATTCGTAAATCGTGTTGGATGGATTCACTGACCAATTGAAGCATTGGTTTATTTTGAATCTTGGTTTCAATTTGTTGTTTGGATTGTTCTTCTGTGATTGACGAAGCATAGGATCCTTTCATAATTTGGCTCTTGATTAAGCTTTCTAAGCTGGAGATGGAGGTTTCGGGAGGAACATTCAGCTCTTGGGCCAAGGACTGTCTCTGTGTATCTGATAAGGAACGTAGTCTTTCTTCTATATTTGATTTTGGTATATACCGGTCCCGTATGCCATTTTTAGATAAGAGTTCATTGATCGTCTTTTCCAGAGTCTGATATTGATTGTGTCCTGTATATTTCGCTAGATTAGATCCCGTGATAGTGATATATTTCATTGAGAGTTTCTTCAACACTTCCCTGTAAATTTGATTCTTAATTCACGTTTAAGTAGTAACTCTTTCTTATACCTTTACTACTTACTCTTTACTACTCCTTACCTATGTCTCAAGTACAACGCCCGAATGCTCCTCGGCGTCGTCGTAATCGTTGTGGTCATTGTCGTCAGATAGGACACAATCGCCAGACGTGTCCTGCGCCAGAGATGGTGGAGATACGACGGCAGAGAGCTCAAGCTTCTGAAGCGAGGCGTCAGGCTGCGATTCAGAGAGTTCGTGAAAGGGAGCTAACTCGTATCAAACTCACTGTAATGAATGAGAATGATTATACTATCTCGGGATACTATAAACACCGTTCCCTAAATACAATTCGGTTACTCACTAGTATAGAACCTTACACACCTCATTCCTATGGAACCTATGCTTCAGATACTCTTTACTTCTTTGTCAAAGATGAGCTTGAATCTGCTCTGGGATGTCCTCCGGAAGCCTTCCCAGAAATTCCGATGGATTTTATCGGGACTTTCTTTGAAGTAGGGAAATATGATATGTCATCATATGAACCAGGGTCCATACAAACTCTGAGTATTAAGAAGTCATTACCGTCGTATTTGATGGATACGGAGACGTCTGTATTGAATTCTTGGAAAGAGTGTGCTCTGAAATCTCATTATCTTTTGAAACAGATGGAGAGACTCGGAGCAGGAAAGAATCCCAATCTGGAACCTCTGGTAGATATGATACAAGATATCAATCTACCCGAGCACACACCGATAGATCGGGAACGAGCCGGTGTTCCCTCCATATTCACCAATGCCTATTAAATCTAGTTAGTCTTAGTGTAGTTTAGAATCATAGATACATAAACCTGAAATAAGGTTTTTTTATGTCTTTTCTTAGTGGTTCGTTTGCGCCTGTTTCGTTTTCTCACAGTTCTCATTAGTGTGATATAGATATTATTTTGGTAGTAGAAAAGTTAAACATTGATTCATAAAATACAAGCTCAATATAGGATCTCTTTGAATCCAGTTGGTGTACACTTGATTGTGAGACGCTTTCGTTTCATTTTCGTTAGAGTTGGGAGATGTCATTACTCTAGATAGGATGTCTGATTGTCTGGGAGTCGGAGACATATCTTGGATTTCGGGATGTTGTTTGGTTAATGACCATTGTTGATAAATGTATCGGTTTAAGGAACGAAGTTGTTTTTCGGATAAACTATTCAAGATATCATAAAATATATGAGTATCAATGCTGGTAAAGGGTGCTAGGAAATCAAACGGATAATACTCTTGAATGTCATCCGGTAAATATGAAAAATACAAATCATTGGGATTGCGTAGTAAATATTGAGACATATAAGTTATATAGATTCTGTTTTAGAAATTTAAACTACACCAAAGACCAATGAGGATCTCTGTGAGTGTCGTTATCTTCAACTCCTTCAGAATTTAGAGTGATTTCTTTCATATAATATTTGGGATCGTCTTTCCATCGTTCATTAAATTGAATGGATAAGTTGAGTAAGATAGAATAACATTGACTATAGAGCTCTTTACACGTTTGTCCTAGATGGAGTGTTTTTCGTGTAGGAGTGAAATCATTGTATTTGAGGCCATCGTTAAAGGTACGTTCCGGCATAGAAACTGACATACTTTGAAAATGATTGATCGATTGTTTCAAGTACGTTTGTGCATTCTCAAAATACGGATTGTAATGCGTGATATCATCTCGTTCTAATATGTGAATCGTTCTGAAGAATTTACGAAGATACAACACACCCTCTTTATAGGTGACTTTATTATATTTTTTATAAGGTCTTAGCTCATCCACTAACTGATGAATGGTTTGATTGTAATACATATCATCACTGATTTCAGATCGGGTGATATCTTGTTTGATTTGTTCGGTGTTGTTTGTTTTGGCAAGAATATCTTGACTGTGAATGATGAGTAAGATTAAGACAGCGATTGACACAATATATTTCATATCTACCAATTGCATCAATGAAATAGCGATTAAACCAATAAAGAGTGTGGTTTGAAGATTACGATTTTGCAACAGTTTGACTAGATCCATACCCTCTACTTAGATTAAAAAATGTCATTAAAACAGATAACGTCACTAGTAAGATCCCTAAATAAAGGATGTTATCATTATCACGTATAAATAAGCTCATTGCGACTAAGTGAGTTTGAAGCGAGTTTCTCATACTGGAATTACTTGGATGTAGTTTTTGGGTAAATTCAGCTTCAATCAATTTATCCTGATACAAACTGACTGAATTACCAAAAAAATTGGCGGTATTATTGATAACTACGCCTAAGGGTTGATCTAAGATTGTTTGTTGTTTTTGAGTATAGTCTTGTTCTAGGATACGATTCATTTTTTGAAATTCGTGAGAGTTTAAAGCATCAATGGACGCTCGTACGATACGCGATCTACCTTCTTGGGGTCGCGAGGCACCTCCGAGTGGTGAGAAATCTAATTCACTCATATAATATACTCTTTTATTTTATTTAACTGATGGACGAAATTAAATGAACATTGGAAATCATCATACGACGACAACAATACTTATGAATCTTCATCTCATCCAATACCTGACCTTCAATTGATTTTTGAGGATTTTGTAAATCAATGTACGTGCTGGTTGGGGGATTTTTAGTTTCTTCACTGGATTTATTCTTTTCTTCAGTGACGGCTGTGATGTAGGGAACCCATTTATTTCCTAAAATATTTCCACAAGTGAAACAACGAACAGGAATAATCATAGTATATCTTTTACTAGATTATAATCTTAAATAAAAAATCAAATTTAGGGTAGGTTTTACTTATAGATTATTCTTCCACTTCATTCCACAATCTTTACAGATATAGAGATACTTCATATTATCGGGATCATATTTGATATAGTAAATGGTTGATTCCTCTGCAGGACAATCTTTGTTTTTGCATTGAAGATTTTTGTTTCCTTGGATCGTCGGTAACGTGATGTCTTGACAGATGAATGGATTGTGGGCTAAGACATCACTCTTGTCTAGAGTAATCTTAGAATCACTGTTTACAGTAATCACCGATTCTTCTTTTTCTTCGGTTGAACCACAGGCTTTACAGACGTTCATTATCTTTTTGGTTTCGGGATCTTCATACAAGTAAAGTAGATTGTCGCACTGTTTACAGAAGTCAACGTTCATTTATTAGTAGTATAGAAGAAATATTTTTAAATCAAATTTAAACATAGGTTAAATACATATGATTACTCTCACAATATTTGTGGTTCGCATATTTATGAAATCGTCTACCAATCCTATGTCATTGGAGAATATCCCTATTTTTCCTGAGTTTTCTAAAGCCTTAGACTATGTAACTGAATATATGGAGATACATCAATTACCGATAAAAGAAAATACAATGAATTCACAAAATAGATATTATGTGTACGAAGATTTTATAGGAGAACGATTTATCTGGATTGAGAAACACGAAATTAATATATAATCTACTAGTATATGAATCTTCCTGTGTTAATGACAGAAGCTTTGGCTATTGGTGTTTTGACGGTTGTTTTGGGTTATCTCGTTGTGTATGTGATGAATGTAGCCAAACCGGTTAAAGGTCGTCAAGCTCAGATGGCTCTCGGATTTTTTGTGTTGGGAGCTACCATTCATTTGTTTTGTGAATTTACCGGAGTGAATCGCTGGTATTGTAAGAACGGTCACGCGTGTAAGAGATAATTACTTACGTTTGCTAACCTTCCTCTTATGGGTTTTGTGTTTGCTAACCTTCTTATAGGTTTTGCGTTTGCTAGTCTTGCGTTTGCTAGTCTTGCGTTGGCTAGACCGACGTTTCTTTTGTTTAAGACCCCCACCATCTTTTTTTTTTGCTTCTTTGTTTTTTGATTCTGATGCCGCCATAAAAAGCATTGACATTAGTTTTAACATTTGGCCCTTTGTCATTTGTTCCGCCGCTTCTTTTACCTCATCCATTTCTTTTTCAGTTATTCCTGGTTCAGACATTTCTTTTTCAGTTATTCCTGGTTCAGACATTTCTTTTTCAGTTATTCCTGGTTCAGACATTTCTGGTTCAGACATTC